CGACGTTACACGGACAAATAAATATCTCGTTTTTGTTATTTCACACAAACACTTCCCTTAACACTGTTCAGCTCTGGGGGCTAAGCTGCACCCTGTTGTTTTCCCGGAGAGTGTATCCGGAGCCCCAACGCTCAGTCAGCGTTCGGTTGAGGGGCGATCTGGGCCATGACCAGCAACGGGTTCGTGACGTTTCCATTGGTCGTCACACTGAAAGTGGCCGTCGTTGCTGTCGCGACAAACGTGGCTGAGCTATTCGTTGCCCCGCTAGACGCGATCAATTGATTCTTGAGTGTACACCCAGATACAGCTGCGAACGTGGTGGTGGAATTGGAAGCTGCGGAGCAGCCCAAACTCACCGCGTACTCAGCCCCAATTTGGAGGGGCGTCGCAGTGACAACATCAAGAGCTGAACTCAATTGTATGTTGCCTGCAGCTGAAGAGCCAGTGGCGATGATTGACGCCGAAGTCCCGGTGGCACCGCTCAAGGTTCCAGACCCGTAAGCAGTGTTCTCCAACACAGGAACGCGCAAGCGCAGCGCGTACTCAACATGCAGCTCCCCAACCGTGGTGTTAGCTGCAGTGCCTTGACATGCGACGTTGAGCGTCCCGATGTCATAGGTCTTCAAATCCGTGTTGGCAGGCAGCACGCCTGGCCTCACGAAGTGGGCATCATTGAACTTCTGAAGGATTTCCTGCGGGATATCCATGAAAAAGCTCTCACATGGCATGCCGTCAGCGTGTGGATCTGTGTCCAACATCTGCTGCTTGTTGATGGGCGCCGGATCTGACGCATCCGTATCAAACGACATGATGACCTTGCCTGTCACTCCGTTGGTGGCGAACTCGCTCACTTCCCTCTTGTAGATGAAGCGGAGGTACTCAAACTCATACTTCTCGAAGTTTTGAGCGATTCGTGCCAACCACGGGAATGCAGCAGCCTGTCCTGGGTTGACCGGGAACTGCTGCAGAGAGAAAGCCGGTTCTGCGGTAGGAGTGATCTCCGCAATGTACTCTCTCTCAAAAATGGGCATCGACGCCTTGTTTCCGTACCCACTAAAGTTGTTTGTGGGTCCTCGGCCTGCAAGGTAGTCGCGTCCTCGATCAGCTCGGTCTGCCATGGCACGACCGTTGCGTTGAGCACGGCGCTTGCGCTGCCGTCTCGCCTGACCGGGAGTCCTTTGTTTCTTCTGAGGCGGTTGAGGACCGCCCGAAGCACTGTCACCAGTACCGCGACCGCGCTTACG